TCAGACATTGCTGCGTCACTAGACCAGCCTTGGATTGGTACTGAGAATGATATATGCACCTCATCATTAATCGCAAAGGTCATCGGTGCCGTATTTGACACACCTGTGGTTTCTTCAAATGTGCCATAGTCAACAAAGTATCTAGGGTTTACAGTCGTGGTTGAGCTGTATCTAACAAAACCAGAATGTGTTGCTACTCCAGAATCTAATACAGTTACTGTACTTCCACCCAGGTTTTTGTCGCTATCAGCGTTAATTTTTGCTGTATCTATAGATCCATCTGGGATATCTATAGTTAATGATGTTCCGGTAGGGGCTCCACCTGTAACTATTTTTATGTCATAGTATGCTGTATCCCCTACTCTCCTTTTATACCCAGTATATGTTGCTAATCCAGTCCATGACCCTGTAGGAGTAAAACTCTCCCACTCAGTAACAATCGCACCCCTAGCTAATCTAGTAGGAGAAACTGCAATCTGATCGAAGTAGATTGAAAATCCTGCTGTATTTTCTTGATTAACCATGAAGCTAATTCTATAGCTAGTTGAATCTGGCGCAGTTTGAAATTGGAAGTAATGAACTCCCTTACCACCCTTTAAATCTTCACCGTTAACTCTAATTATCTGTGAGTTAGTAACATCATAAATAAATATTCTAATATCGCCATCAACATAGTTAGCGTCACTTGCATCATACCAGAATGAGCCTGTTAGCTTTTGAGCTTGCATCCCTTTATCTATCGTAAAGTCGTAGCTGAAACCTTCATATAAAGCCGCTGGTGATCCCACAGCTCCTTGTACTAGCTTTAAGTCACCTGTCTCCCTAATGGGGGTTGTAGTATTTCTAGTTAATGTTAAATTAGCTGCTGTGCCACCTGTGCCATCTACATAAGCAGATGCATCATCAAATGTTGCATAGCCTGTTGTGTCTACTTCAATATCTGTATTTGTTATGTAGTTTATTCCACCGCCAGATCCACCACCGATTTCACCCCATGCACCAGCTGTATATCCCTCGAATTTTGATGTGTCAGAGTTATGTCTAAACATACCAGCATTAGGTGATCCACTTCTTTGCGCTGTAGTTCCACTTGGTATGTCTATTTGACCTGTACCACTCATCAATATATCAGAGCTAAATGTTTTCTCACCAGCCACAGTTTGTGCCGTTGTTAAATCCACAAAGTTTTGACTAGCTGATCCAGTGCCACCGTTAGTAATAGGTACGATGCCAGATATTTCAGTAGCTACATCTATTAGTGCTTGATTGGATAATACACCACTGGTTAGCTTTACAAATCCACTCCCAGAGCCAAGTATAATATCGCCAGTTCCGTTAGGAGTAACAGTAAAGTCGCCATTAACAACTGATGCAGTAACTTCATCTACTTTAAGAGTTTTTGCATTTACATTTAATGTAAATAATATAAGTAGTAGTAAACAATTAAGCCTCAAAGCTTGCGTTTTCAACCCATGCGCCATTTTCATAAATTCTCACCTTATTATCTGTTGAATTGTAATATATATCACCATTTTCAGCTGTACCCTCGCCAGTTACAAAGGCAGCATCACTAGCATATACAGCTAATTTACTAGAAGTTGTACCTGTCTCGGCTGGATTAGTTGCACTTGTAAAGCCATCTGCAAAATCAAATATTCTTGTACTCATCTTACCAAATCCTCTCTAATTTTTTCATATATTAAAACATCTAATGGGTTATCAATAAAGTTATCCAAAGATGTAGTCGGCTCTATAAACACGTTTTCATGTGATTTAATCCACCCCATAAAACTAGATGCACTATATGTATATCCAGATGATGATAAAACCAGCTGATAACTACCTTTTTTTAATGGTAAACTGAAATTTAGTGCTTTGTACAGATAAGCATAATCATCTGTAGTTGATAAATCTGATTTAATATCTGCACTTGTAAATGATGCAGATGCTAAAGTTGTTGCGTCTTTATTTAGTGATAGTGTGAAAGTTCCAGCTGGCGCATTATACATCAGTAGCTTCATTTTAATGCCAGCCACATGATAAATTCTATCATAATCAAGTGTGATAGTTTGGCTTAATGTAGTATCTAGCTCATCTACTACTATATAGCTCATTTATTTAGCCTCTATAAGATTTAGAGATGTATTATAATAGCCGCTGCTGACGTTTACGAAGCTAGGTGGATTTTTAAAGTAGTAAAAGCCGTTAAATCTATCATCGTTATTTGCTAGTGATTCAGTTTCCAAATCCATATATATAAAAAATGGCTTAACAGTTCTATTGCCATCATATACTGCGTGAATGCTATCAACTTCATCTTTATCTAGCACTTGAAACTGTAAATTATTAAGCTCTTTCTGTGTACCTATATCATCTATGAATTTTTGACCGTATCTGTTAACTCTCTGGTTAGATAGATCATTATTAATGTATTCCCAGTTATATCCTACACCATTAGTTGCTATATCTGTCGCAGCCCCTAGATACATATTAGCTATCTCGCAGTAACCTAGCGTAGATGTTAATACTATTCTCCAGAATCTATAAGATTGAGCTGATGCAAATGCTTTAACAGATACACCAAATGTATTATCTAGTGTTGCTGTGGTAGTGAATGCTGGCGCTCCCCAACTATCAGTACCATTGGCTTCTATAGTTATAGCAGTTATACCAAAGCCATTTTGCCAGTTATCTACTATTGCAAAGTGATCTATTGACTCAGCTGTACCAAAATCAATTACAATATTATCTGAATTAGATGTAGATCTATAAGATTTAGTGCGTCTACTATCCAGTAGATTGGTAGCTGGATATTGTGCGTTTTCTGTTGATGCCGTTATAGTAGCTGCATCTAGTAAATTGTTACTTAGAAATTTTAAACCCATTATATAAATCCCTCTACTCTTTGATTTCTAACAGCTCTAGCTATCTCTCTTTCATCTACTTGTACGATAGATGTAACCTCTATAGTTGTAGGCTCTGTGCTTTGAGATCCTCTACCAGCAGCGATATCAAATAATTGCCTCTGTTGATTAGCATTTAGTATCATCTCACCTGTGCGCACATTTGCAGTTGTATTGTCAGTGCCATTAGTTGCACCGCTAAATCCACCTACGACTCCACCAGTTTGAAATGATTGTTTTTGTATTTGTGAAACCTGATTTAAACCAGTGGCGACAGTTGTAGCTAGTACAGCTAAATTTGCTGGATATGGATAATCTCTAAATGCTCTAGTTGCAGCAGCATAGGTGTTTATAGTTGCTGATGCGATAGCTAGTGCTTTCTGTTCATTAGTGCCTTTTTTAGCTAGGTTTGAAGCCTGTTGAGCTGCGATACCAAAGCCTCTGACTAATTGCTGTTGGTTTTGTACTCTAGATTCATTAATAGCTTTTTCAGCTTTAGCTTGTGAGTTAGATACAGCTATTTCATTTTTTATAATAGCCTTTCTATCAGCCAATGATTTAGCCTGTGAATCTCTTATTGATTTGTTTTTTTGCAGCTCTGTATCTAGAGCGATATCAGCTTTTTTCTTTTCAAAAGCTCTTATAGATTCGATAGCAACTTCTCTTTTTTCTAGATCCAATTCAGATGTAGCTAAGTCTCTTTCAGCTGCTTGTAGCTGTTGATCTTGCTCTAGTAGAAGTAGCTCGCTAGATAACTTAGATCTTTCTTCTAGTATTTTTTTAGATGTTTCTTGCTCTTTCTTAACTCTAGGTGATTCTGCTGACGGATCAGCTCCCTCAACAGCATCACCTTCACCAGTTGGCTGATTGTCTATATCAGCTCTTTGTTTTAACAGTGCTTGTATTCTTACCTCTAAAGCGGCTATGTTTTTAGTTGTCTCTCTAATTACAATGCTTTTATCACCATCAAATATACCGAAAAAATCACCTAAAGATTTAGAATATTCATCAGATGTTTTCTTAGCAGATTGTTGTCTGTCTGATAGATCAGCTATCTGTGCATCAATTTTTTGAAGCTCTGTATCAGCTCCTATAACTGATCCAGCTAAGTTTAAATATACAGTTGCATAATCTCTTAGAAAACTAATGGCTACAGATATATTATCTTTGTTATTAATTACTTCTCGAGTAAAGTCTTGCAATGCTGATGTTAATATTTTAGCTCCATCAATTACATCACCTGAGAAAGTTTTACCTATCTCTGTTTGTAGAATTGCAAAGTTATCAGCTAGAGTTGATAGCGCACCATTGATAGTTTTTGATTGCTTATCAATTGCACCCTCAAAAATACCACCTGATTCAGATAGAGAATTAAATGCAGTTTCAAATTCAGCAAATCCAACTACACCACTAGATACTAATTCTCTTACTTCACTTTCAGCTACACCTAATGATTTAGCTAGTGCAGCCCCGATTGGTACAGCTCTCTCTTGTAGTTGTAAAAGTCTCTCACCAGTAAGTTTACCAGCAGCTGAAACTTGACCATATATTAATGCAACTTCTTTTAAATCACTATTAGATCCAGCGGCTACTTCACCTATTTGTGCAATTCTATCTCTGACAGTATCAGCAGAAAAACCAAATGATAAAAGCTGCGCTCCAGCCTCGGCAATATTATTTAATTGAAATGGAGTTGACGCTGAGAAATCTGTTAGCTCTTGAAATAGCTTAGACGCTACCTCTGTGCTACCAGTTAATACTTCAAATTGTGTTGTTAGTTTTTCTGTTGCAGCAGCGGCTTCAAATGATCCGACAACTAATGTCTGTAAGCCACCAGCGATAGCTCTAACAACTCCACTTGTAGCTATTGCAGCTAAGTTACCTTTAAATGAATCAAAGGCTGCATCTGACTTCTTAACAGATGTAGTTGCTTGCTTTTCAAAGTTATTTATTCCCTTACTTAATT